TTATGGTCGCATAACTCCATTACTTGTAAAAGCAATCCAAGAACAACAAGAACAAATAGAATCTCTTAAAAAAGAAATGGAGGAACTAAAAGGTGGCTAAAACAAAAGTACACGGTGAATATTTAGATCCTTCAGTAATATCTGGACAAACCCAGGTAACGGCTGTTGGAGCTGACTCTGTGCTTATCTTTGATGCTACAGACAATGCATTAAAGAAAGCTTTAGTGAGCGATCTTGGAGAATCAAATAGACTACCCTTAGCAGGTGGCACTATGTCAGGAAATATTGTTATAGCCGATGATTCCGCAAACACTGAAAAATCAATACTGATAAGAAACACTACAGCTACTTTAATGATAGGAGTAGAAGGCTCATCTGCTAATAGGTTTATTGGTAGTGGAGCAAATAATATGTTCTTAGGAACCACAGGCGCAGATGGGATTGAGTTTGCTACAAATAACAATGTTAGGGCTGTGTTAGACAGTTCTGGAAACGTAGGCATAGGAACTACCAGTCCTTCAACCAAGCTAGAAGTCAATGGAGGGATAAGGCTTTCAGGTTTAAATGGAGGTGATGGTCTTAAATTTGACATGGCAGGTTCTACTGACTACGTAATTAAAGAATCAAGTACAAACGATATTTTTAGCTTTGGTGGACAAATACATCACAATATTTCTTCTGGAAACGTAGGTATAGGAACTACGAGTCCAAGCGACCTATTACACATTACTAATGGTGATAATGCAGTTGATACAAGAATAAGACTACAATCATTTGGACAACTACCTATATGGCACACTTATTATGCAGCAGGAACTGAAAGTTCTCCAACAGCACCAACATCAGGTACAGAATTAAGTAGGTTTGCAGTTTCAACTTATGATGGAAATGATTATTCACAATCAGCAGGTCAAATAAGAGTAGTAGCAGAAGCAAATCATTCTAGTAACTCAGCACCTTCCTATATGGCTTTTGATACAAACAGTACAACAAGACTCGCTACAGAAAAAATGCGTATTACTTCAGGTGGAAATGTAGGAATCAATAGCTCAGCCTCAAATGCAAAGTTAGAAGTAGTAGCTACATCAGGAGAAGTATTTAGAGCAGATGCTAATAACGGAGCTTATAGAATAGTTGCTAATCAAAGTAATGTTTTGTTAAATGGAACTGTCCTTGTAGGCACCTCATCTGCAGTATCAAATGCAAAACTCACAGTAGACGGTGGAGATATGATGGTTCAGGGTGCAAACAATAGCGCAGGAATTTCAGATTTGTTGCCGGGCTACACAAGAGGAGACTATGGTGTTTTTTACTCTTCGGCTAATCACATATATTTTGCTGTAGGAAGTAGTTATATATCATATATATCTGGAGGTAGTGGACAATATACAATATCAGACGCAAGACTTAAAGAGAATGTAGTGACTCTCACAGGTGCTTTAGACAAAGTAAAGCAGCTAAGAGGTGTTAGTCATACATGGAAAAATACAGACATGGGTACAGATACTTCAATAGGTATGATTGCACAAGAAGTAGAAGCTGTTTATCCAGAACTAGTTGGAGATGGCGGACTTCCCAATGATAATGAAGGCAATGAACCAATGAAGTCAGTTAACTATGCAAACTTGACACCAGTTCTTATAGAAGCAATCAAAGAATTAGAAGCAAGAGTAAAAGAATTAGAGAAATAACATGGCTAACACAAAAATAACATCAGATAACCTAGACACCAACATAGACATAGCAGGTACGCTTGATGTGACAGGTGCTACTACGTTGGATAGTACATTAGATGTTGCAGGCGTAGTACAAGCAACAGGGTATTTGGCTGTAGAGGGTACAAGTGGCAATACAGGTTCAGCAGGAGATAGATGGATTGGTGGTGATGGTACAGCAGGTACTTGGTTTTATAATGTGCCAACAGGAAGCAGTCATTTATTTGGTATTAACAACTCTAATCAATTTGTCATAACTGATTCTGGCGTAGGCATAGGAACTTCAAGTCCTGAAAGTAAATTAGCTGTTAAAGGAAGTTCAGGTAGCGCAGATTTATTTAGTATAAGTGATGTTACAGTGCCAACAAGCGGTGCTGAATATGGCACAGCCATGATAAAAACAAACTCTACTGAATATGCTTTAAATATTACAAGTTATAATGCAAATGGTAAAGGTCTAAGAATTTACAACAATGGCGGACAAAATGCTTTTCTAATTAGTCAAGCAGGTGGAGATAGGTTTGTTGTAGATGGTTCAGGAAACGTAGGCATAGGTACTACGAGTCCTACAAATGTTCTTGATTTGGGGGCTGCTACTTTAGGTAGAGGGCTAACTTTTACCAATTATACAAATCTTTTTTCTGAATACAGTAATGCTTCTTTATGGCTTAGTAGTAACTTTTATGGAAATGCAGGTGCTTCAGGATATAAAACAAGTGCAACAGGTAATTATGGTGCAGCAGGAATACGCATTCACGGAACTGGAGGTGCTAGTACAAGTGGGCAAATAGAATTCTATGTAGATGCTAATTCTAGTAAAACAGCAGATGCTGCTTTTACTCCTACAAAAAGAATGCATATTCTCTCAGATGGAGAAGTAGTTCAAGGAAACTCTATGGCAGATACCTATTCTCCTCTAGTCAATGGAATAACAGCAGATGCTGTTGTTCTTAGTAGGCACGCTACATCAGGCTCTTTAGGAATGTGGCGAACCAATACGATGGAGTGGAAAGTCTACCATAATGGTCAGGGTTATATTATGACTTGGGGTTCAAATGGAGTTATCTCAGGCGACTTTAATGATACTTCAGACTTAAATCTAAAAGAAAACGTCTCAACTATAGAAGATGGAACAACAGTTATAAAAGCACTAAGACCAGTTAAGTTTGATTGGAAGGCGAGTGGAAAAGGTAATAACCAACATGGATTCATAGCACAAGAAGTAGAAACAGTTTTACCAGATGCAGTTGAAGGAAATGATTATGTTGAAAATAAAACAGGACTTCCAGAAGATGAACCTGCACAAAATGGTAAAACAATGAACAGCAACGCAGTATTAGCTCATGCAGTAAAAGCAATCCAAGAACTAGAAGCAAGAATTGAGGCACTAGAGTCTTAGTGCTATGATTATATTTTTAACTAAATAAGGAGTATTTATGACAGAGCAAAAAATAGAACGCGTTAACTACAACGGCAAAGAGTATCTTATAAAAGATCTTACTGACGCAATGAAGAAAGAGTTTAACTTACTTCTATCGATACAGACTGAATTGAACAGGTTAGGTGATCTAGTTACAATTCAACAAAGAGCACAAAGCAACACTATGGGGGCTCTTGACGCTCTTATTGAAGAGGGAAATGTAAAAGAAGCACCGTCTCTTACTACAGTGACTGATGAGCAGTTAGAAAAAGCTCACGATGTAATAGAGAAGGCACAATAGTTATGAAAGCGTTACTTAAAAATCTAGTAAGCACAGTGGCTCCAACAATAGGAACTGCATTAGGTGGCCCTATGGGGGGCATGGCAGCAAATATGATTGCCGATGTATTAGGATGTGACACAGATGCTAAGTCTATACAAAAAGCCATGGACGCAGCTACTCCTGAACAAATGCTTGAGCTTAAAAAAGCCGAAGCCGCTTTTGAAGTTAAAATGAAAGAGCTTGAAGTAGACGTATTTAAACTTGAAGTAGCAGATACTCAAGATGCTAGGAAAGCTTTTTCTAAAGATTGGACTGCTAGGATTATAGGTATCGCTGTTATTGGTGGGTTTATGGGTTATATATTCTTAGTCACAATACAACCGCCAGAACAGAATAGCGAAGCTCTAATCAACCTTGTATTAGGATACTTAGGCGGTTTAGCTTCAGCTATTATTAGTTTTTATTTTGGAGCTTCAAATACACCAGGTAAAGATGAATAGAACAGCGCTTATTGAAGAACTAAAACGCGATGAGGGTGTAGTCCTTACATTATACAAATGCTCGGCGGGTAAAAATACTATTGGAGTAGGTCGAAATATAGATGATCGTGGTATTACAGAAGATGAATCTGATTACTTATTAAGTAACGACATAGACCTTTGTGTAAGAGAACTACAGGGGGCTTTTCCTTGGTTTGGCACTTTATCTGACTCGAGACAACGGGTTCTTGTTAATATGTGTTTTAATCTAGGCTTATCTAGATTAATGGGTTTTAAAAAGTTTTTGGCTGCTATGGAAGCAGGAGAATGGGAAACAGCTGGCGTGGAGATGCTAGATTCAAAATGGGCAGAGCAAGTTGGGCCAAGGAGTACCCGCTTACGAGATCTACTTCTGGAGGGGTAGTGTGGCGTACTACAAACTTATTACCTTTTCGGGGATTGCCCCTCAAATATCTCCTAGACTTCTAAATGATACAGTAGGACAAACTGCTAACGATTTAGACTTAGATAGCGGTGTACTTATTCCCATAACAGAAAACTCACAAACTCAAGCACTAACGCAATCAGGTAGAACTAGTATTTATTACTATGAGTTTGCTGGGAGTAACTTTTGGTTAGAGTGGACAGAGGACGTGGATGTTCAACCGGGGCCCATTGCTGACGATGCGTTGGCTAGATTGTATTGGACAGGAGAGTCTTTTCCTAGAATGGCAGCAGGTGACATAATAACTGCTAGTGGTTCTGGTAGGTATCCTAGAAACTTCTATAGATTAGGCATACCCGCTCCTACTGCTGCTCCTACCACAAGTGTTAGTGGCACAGATGACGGTACAACTACACAATACAGCACAGCGTACGTGTATACGTTCGTCTCAGCTTATGGAGAAGAGGGACCACCATCCCCGGTATCTTCTGTGGTAACAAAAGTAGATGCGCAAACAGTTACGGTAGGAGGATTAGAAACTTCTGCAGGATCGGGGGTTGGACGAACAAATACAAACTTAGCTAAGAAACGTATATATAGATCAAATACAGGTTCTAATACTACAGCGTTTCAGTTTGTTGGGGAGGTGACCTTAGCGACTAGTAGTTTTACAGACACTGTAACAAACGCAAACTTAGGTGAACTTATACCGTCTACTTTCTGGATCGCTCCTCCTGATGAACAAACTTCTTTATATCCAAACGGGCCTATGAAAGGACTGACTGCTTTACCTAACGGTATCTTTGCTGGTTTTACAGGAAAAAGACTTTGTTTCTCTGAGCCTTTCTTACCTCATGCCTGGCCTGTAGCTTTTCGTACTACACTTGAAGATACTATTGTAGCAATCGGAACTACAGGTAATGGTCTATTTGTAGGCACAGAAGGTAATCCATATTTCGTAACAGGGGTTGATCCGCAGTCCATGACTTCTATTCGTATAGAAGCGACTCAAGCGTGCTTAAATAAAAGGTCTATGGTTGATATGGGGCCGTACGTCATATACGCATCGCCAGATGGTTTAGTAGCTGCAGCTGGCACGGATGTACAAGTAGTAACAGAGGGGTTGATATCTCCAAAACAATGGCAAGCAGATTTTTACCCATCTACAATACAGGGTTTTTTATGGCAGGGTAAATACGTAGGTTACTATGCTAGTGGATCAAACTTTGGCGGTTTTATGTTTGACCCTAGGGGTGGCAAAAACGCACTTACAACTTTGACTCAAACCTCTAGCACTAGCACAAAAGGCGGACACACAGATCCAGATACTAATGAGCTGTATGTAATAGAAGGCAGTAATATAAAAGAGTTTCAAGGTAGCACTACAAACGAGTCACTTACATTTAAAACAAAAGAATTTGTACCTAGTAAGCCAACTAAAATGGCTTTTGTAAAAGTAGAAGCGGAAGCCTATAGTGGCAATGGTATTACAGTAAAAGTATTTGGAGATGGTAGTTTGTACTACCAAGCAATCATTACGGCTTCTGGTAGCGCCTTTAGTGTAACAGGACAAACTCCTAGTTTTAGTGCTACTACTATACCAGAACCTATTCTTAGGTTACCTTCAGGGATTCATAAAACGTATGAAATACAAGTGGAGGGAGCTCACACGATTAATGAAATCTGCATAGGGGAGTCCATAGAAGAACTGAGGGCGGTGTAATGAGTACAACTGGGACAAAGTTACCAGCTATAGTAGCTGTACCAAGTAATACAGATCCGCAGTTAAAAAAGACTCTAGATTCTCTTATCGAGACAATGCAAGTCCTAATAGGACGAAGAGGCGATCCAAGAGATAGAGCTGTAACTTTACGAGAATTAGTCACAGCAGGTCTTGCAGAAGAACTTTTAGACAACCCATTTAATCCAAATGCAGGAACGGGTTTCGTAGACTTTGGACCACCGCCTGCTTTAAATGACGTTACGATACCTCCAGTCCCTACCGGGGTTACTGCTAGTGCAGCTTTTACTACAACTGTTGTGTCTTGGGACGACCCACAGTTTGGTAATTTTGCTTTTACAGAAGTGTATAGGGGAACTTCTAATAACATAAGTAACGCTGTTTTAGCAGATACTACTACTGCTTCTGTATGGTCTGATTCAACTGACTACAATCAAACGTTTTATTACTGGGTTCGGCATGTATCTACTTCTAATATAGAAGGGCCATTTGCCGCTGCGAATGGTGGAAATGGCGTTACTACTGCAGCGAATATAGCAGCTGTGATGACTAGCTTGAGTCAAACTTTAGCAGACTTACCTGGTTACAATCTGTTAGCTACGAATACAACGGCAGCTACGATTATAAAAAGTTCTAGTCAACCTAGCACAAGAGGAGATGGCAGTTCGTTACAACCTAATGATATATGGTTCGATACAGACGACGGTCAGATATATGTAAGAAACGCAGCAAACAACGCATGGGTCGCAGGTCGTGACTCTAGTTTAGTTACTTTGTTTGGTAGTACTAGTTTTACTGGTAGTACTTTAACTGGTGCAATGGCTACAGCTCAATCTGATATTGTTACTGTTACTAATGCACAAAGCGCTACTGCTACTTCTCTGACAAATCTTACTAGCACGGTAGGAACAAACACTAGCTCTATCTCTACTTTAAATACGACTACTGCTAGCCACACTGGAGACCTTGATGCCATGTTTGTATTACAGGTTTCTACAGAATCTAACGGTAGTAAATCTGCAGCAGGTATGGTTGTTGGGTCTAGCGCAAGCGACGGGTCTGGAGCGCAATCTTTTGTGCAATTTCAAGCAGATAGGTTTGTTATATTCAATGGCTCTAGCGGTAATGCTTCACCATTTGAAGTGTCTAGTAATACAGTATTTATTAAAAATGCGATGATACAAGACGCAGCCATAACAACTGCTAAGATTGCGTCGTTAGCTGTGGATGAAGCGCGTATAGCTAGCGCGGCGGTGACAAATGCTAAGCTTGGAAACGCATCTGTGAGCACTGCTAAGATTCAAGACGCGTCTATAACAGATGCAAAAATTGTAAACGCAGCCGTGACAAATGCCAAGATTGCTACCGCGGCGATAGACACTGCTAAGGTTAGCAGTTTGTTTGCGAATACACTAAACGGAGATGTCGCAAAAGCAGAAGCAGCTTCTTTAGGTAGTAGTGTAACTTTTGTTAATAACAGTAATACATTTTCTACGGTACTAACTCTAGAGCTAGCAAAACCAACTCACCCTCAAGGCTGGGTGCCTTACGGAAACTTTAATTTAAACCAAGTAAGTGTAGAGAAAAACTCTTGGTATCACATTGTTTTAGAAATGGCTCCTTGGAATGTGAACTCTCAAGGTGGGACTTCTACTGAAGCTGCTTCAACAAGCAGTGCTCCTTCAGCTTTTGGCACTGGTTATGATGGCAGCGCTATAGTAAGTACTTACTTATCTGGCTTAACATCTACAGGTGCTAATAACACCGTTACTTTTAGCACCAGTATTGCTTCACTAGCCAATGTTGCTGTCGGAGATACAATAACTGATGGCAGTACGGATCGTACCATTAATGGAAATACAGTAGTTTTTGGCAATAGGCTTATTTCATATTCTGGCTCTAACGTCTCTGCTTGGGGAAGCTCCACCACTTTTAGTTTTAAATCATCAATTAGCGCCGGAGCAGTAGGAGCTTTTGTAGAGGTTGCAAAAATACTGTGGGTAGCCGTTGATACAGCTTACAATGATTTTGCTATTTCGGGCGTGTTTGCTGGTGCAACTGAGCAACAGGTAACGCACGGCGTAAAAGCAAGAGCTAGGATTTCAGGAGATGCAAATATTTTAGGTAATAGTAATGCTAGTGGCAACCAAACAGTATTTGATGCTACTGGTTTTCTCATGGGGGTAAGATAATGGCTTGGGTTAAATGGATAGACGGTGCGGTTTACAACAACGCAGTTTATCCCAATAAAGGCGAAGGAGACAACTGGAGGCCAATAAACGATGAAACAGGCGACGGAGTAGTTGGAAAGAATATAGTCATTGTAGAGGAAGGAGGACAGCTTTACAGACGAGCAGTTGATATAGACCAAACATACAAACAAAAAAGAGAAGCCGAATATCCACATGTAAAAGACCAATTAGACATGTTATACAAAGACCAGATTAATGGAACTACCACCTGGAAAGATGCTATTACTGCTATAAAAGAAAAATACCCAAAAGAATGAAGTTGTTATAGAATAAAAACATGATTAATAGACCTATAAATCATAAAGAACCACATACGTACAAAGATATTTGTACTAAGAAGTATTCTACTGTCCCAAATCATGACGGCTCAGTGCCAGGAGAAGGGCCAAATAAGAACTTTGTTGATACAAAATCTCATCGTAAATTTAAAAACACAAAAGTGGAGTACTAATATGGCGTATTCATCCTATGGACCAAAGAAAAAAACTACAAAAAAGAAAAAGAAAGGCATGACTAAAAAAGCTAAGCCTATGAAAATGAGAAAAATGAGGTACTAATGAAAAAGCTATCTCCTAAACAAAAAAAGATAGCTAGAGTAGCTAAACCTCGTAATCGCATTACAGGCGCAGATTTTAAAGGCCTAAAACGTAATAAAAAAAGAAAGAAGTGAAGGAACAAGAACAAGCACCTTCTACAGCATTTGAGAGGGAGTGTACTCTTAGGTTTGATTTTATTGAAAAAAGATTAGACGAAGGGTCAGATAAATTTAAACGCTTAGAAGTATTATTATGGGGGGTTTATCCTGTAGTAATAACTTGTTTATTAGCTACTAGGTATCTTTAATGTATGAATACAGTTGCACAGTGGAAAGGGTTGTTGATGGCGATACCATCGATGTTGTTCTGGACCTTGGCTTCGATATTTTTTATAAGTCTCGTGTTCGTCTATATGGTATTGATACTCCCGAGTCACGTACTCGTGACTTGGATGAGAAGGCTAGAGGAAAAATGGCTTCGGCTTTCTTAAAAGAAGCAATAGAAGGCGGCGACAAAATAGTTATACAAACAAAACTTAAAGACTCAAGAGGTAAATTTGGTAGAGTTTTAGGTGATATTGTCGTAGACGAAGAAAACATTAATCAGTCTATGATTGATGCTAATTTAGCAGTTGCGTATTATGGACAAAGCAAAAACGAAGTAGAACAAGAACATTTAGAAAATAGAAGAATTCTTATAGAAAAAGGACTATTTGAGCCTGTTGGGTAATGGAACAAGCTATAACTTTTATAAACGAAGTCGGGTTCCCAATAGCAGCTGCTTTAGGTTTAGGTTTCTTTATATGGAAACTGATCAACAGAATCATCGATGGTATGGAAACCAAGTTAGACACCTTAGATGATAAACAAGCAGAGCTTATCTCCAACATGGAAGAAAGGCTTGGCACTAAGCTAGACTCACAGCATGGGATCTTAGTAGCCCTTATAGATAGAGTGCGTAGTCTGGACAATGAGATCATAAGACAAGATACACTTATAAAGACTATACTAGGTGTACCTCAATTAATAGATAGCAATAAGATTGCAAAGGCAGATAGAGATGACCAAAGAAAAGATTAAACAAATAAAAAAAGAACAGCTTGTATCAATAGACAATGTAATATTTGAACCCATGCCAAAAAGACCTCTTACAAGAGACAAGTATAGCTATGAACACACTAATGCAGAGTTTGAAAAAGATTTTATACGGCTAGATAAGATAATTGTAAGATCATGTATAGCTTTAATATTTTTAAGTCTAGCAGGAATGATGTTTGCAACTTATTTAAGTGCCGACGAAATGACCCACAAGTTTAAAAACCCTAGTTTTTCTGGACAGGGTACTTCTAGTCATTATCTAACAATAGAAAATCAAGAGTTCAACAGAAAAGAAGCTATAAAAGAAGAAATAAAAGCGTACCAGGAGGATTTAGAAAGGGAAGCAGAAAACACTACGCTTGCAAGGTTTATTAGGAATTTAGAATCACGCATCTATGCTCAGCTGTCACGTCAGTTAGTAGATAGTTTATTTGGCGAGACAGCATCTGACTTTGGTGTTTTAGAATTAGAAGGTAACACTATAGAATATAGGGTTGAGGACGATAAGGTAACACTAATAATTACAGATGAAGAAGGCAATACGACAGAAATTACTGTACCTCTTGGTTCTTTCACTTTCTAGTTGCGCCTTAATCATACCGCCATTAGACAATGGGATACCCCCAGTAAAAAACATAGAAGCACCGCTTGTCGGTGTATTACTTACTGAGCTTGCGGAAGTTAAAAAACCTTCAAAAAAACCCGTTGTAGCTGTTTATCCTAAATCTTTTAGTGACAAGACTGGACAACGAAGAAGTAACAGTCAGTATGCAAGTTTTAGCACAGCTATAACTCAGTCGCCAGATACCTACTTAATTAGAGCCCTTAAACACTCAGGAGTTTTCACTGTTGTAGAAAGGACTGGTTTAGACAACTTAACAAAAGAACGCCAAATCATACGCTCTGCTAGAGAAAAATTTGATGAAAAACAACAACTAAAGCCTTTGCTTTTTGCTGGATTACTAATGGAAGGCTCCGTTGTAACGTATGAAAGCAATGTAAAATCTGGAGGAGCTGGAGCAAGATACTTAGGTATTGGAGCTTCAAAAGAGTATAGACAAGACTCAGTAACAATATCTTTACGGACTGTATCTGTTCTGACAGGCAAGATTTTATTAGAAGTGCTTGTTACGAAATCAATTACAAGCGCAGCTGTGTCTTCTGATGTGTTTAGGTTCTATGCAAACAATACCGAATTAGTTGAAATTGAGAGCGGTATAGTAGAAAATGAGTCTATAAACATTGCTTTACAGATGGCAGTAGAGACAGCAGTTTTACAAACAATTGCGATGATGAGTGCATCGCTAATATACGGGGCTGATAACGAAATATTCATAGACCAGTCAGGTGCTACATCTAACTTGGATATAGAACAAGTTAATGGTAGCGGAAACATTATTGGTGGTGCTGACGCTGCTGCGGGATCAATGACCGCACTAGATATTGATGGTACAAGTATGACCTTGGACATACTACAAAAAGGTAGTACCAATAAATTCTTAGGCGATATATGGGCTGATAGTTACACTGGTTACTTTCAATTCATAGGGGATACTAACACTTTTAATATGTCTACTGACGAGACAAATGCAACTGGAGCAGATGGATCTAATGTAAACGTACAGGTCACAGGGAACACAAACACCATGACTCTTAATCATGCTATGACAGCA